ACATCGTTTTCGCAATAAGTATCACCGAATTTTAAACCGCTTCGCATGCCGCGCAATACGAATTCCAAGAATCCATCTCCCTTACTACGTAAAGTAAATCCGGTTGGCTTAATACTGGGAATTTCATTATTCGCAGCAAGAGCCACACCACCTAATGTATAGGAAAGTAAGGCCGCCATAGTATAGAAATGTCCATCGATCTGATCGTCAACCTGGGCTGCATGGAGGTATGCAGAACCGGTTTGAATTGTACTTGTTTCATTGCCTATACAATTGAAAATATGTACCCAAGGAATCGAATTGGACCAGCGCAAAAGACCATTGCATTCGAATGCCTCATCTACATTTCCGTAAAAGAGTTTTTGCAATCCGGTGATACCCTGGCTTTCGTCCGGGATAATATCGCGTTTTAGATTCCATAGCGCATCGCACTTTTCGATTAGTCCGCCATCCAAGGCTCCAAGCTGCACGGCGGTAAACCAGGTGTTTGCCTTTTTTGCTCCTACAATGATATTACTTCCGTATGGCATCCTTGGCCTCCTTCACTTCTAAAAAAATTGCATTTTTGGATTTGAAATCATAATTATCCGGCAATTCCCAAAGGCTGTCTTTTTTGATCTGTTCTTCAGAATGTTCATGTGGCTTCAAAAGCGAATTTGGAAATCCGGCGTCAAATTTTGCTTTGCCTGTTTTCATTGTACATCAATCTCCTTGAATATTTTCACCTTTACGCCTGCGGCATCTACATAACCAAGACTTTCCAAATCCGCGGCCCAAGGTGAGTCATAAGTTTGACCCAAAAATTCTATTTTATCCACATTCGTATCGAGCGTCCAATTGGCGAAAAGCTGTTCTGTCAATGCCCGCACATATCGCCATAATCCCTGTTGGAGTTTAGTCGGATCGTCGTTCTGCCAGATAGCCCAAATCGTTATCGTATGCTCACAATCAAGTGATTGAGTCGAAATTTCCAATCCCGGTGAATCCTCCGGCCAAATCACGATGGATGGAAATTGGTCTATCACATATCGACGGCCCTTGATGAGATTGTTAGTCAAATCTATAGTATCGATGTCAAAATCAGTTTTCTCGGTATTGATACTGGCTATCCGGGTATTTAAAGTCGTACCTCCGGATCCGGTTTGTAATCGATAATGAATTCCATCTATCGCTGTTTCGATAAAATCTGACATTACTTAATCCTATTAAACATCGCGCGGGGCGGTTCATTGCTTTGCTTGAATGCAATCATTCGTTTTTTGGATTCCTTTACGACTTCTTTTTGAATTTCTTTTATCCATAGTTGCAATTGCCGATTAGTCGGATCGAGGGTTTTGCGAACTAAAATTCCTCGTTTGCTTTTGATACCGCGTTGATGATATTCTGCGTAAGAAACCAATGTTCCTAATCGCAAGGTCAAAGTCTTCGGATTATCTCTTATCAGCGTCTGTACACTTTCACTGTTTTCCCCAGTAAGAGATTTCATCAATCGTTCGGTGCGGATCATTATTGTCTTGCCTGGATAATACTTTTGTTTCCATGCTTTATAAGCATCGGAAAGTTTCGGCCATTTGCCGGCTTTTCCTTTTGCGCCTTCGGAACCGAAAAGTTGCTTTTCATCTTCTTGAAAAAGCTTTTTGATTCCTTGTAATGCTCGTACCATAGCAACCGGTGTCAAATCGATACCAAATCGTTTAAAATCCGCATACCAGGTATCCAGATTAACGGCTGTGAATTTCACTCCTACCATTTCGTTGTCATCCCGAAATCCGGCCCGGCTTCTACATAATCATCAGAAGGATTCTCGACTTGATAACTTGTTGCCTCTTGTCCACTCACTGCCTCGTCTGTTAATGATGCCCCATAAAGGAAATTTGGCACATTGCGAATTGCCCAAATCCCATCATAGGTTTCTTCTGAACCGTTAAACTGTTTCCAAAGCGTCTCGGCGTGATCCGACTGGTTCGGAGTTACGCCCATGAATACGGCTTCTTCGGCCCTGGCCGCTGCGCCTATGGCATTCAACTCTCTAAGGATTTGCAGCGCCTCATTCACGACGTAGATCGTCACGTTCGCAGCATCATAGGAATTAACAAGATCAAGCGTTAAAATATTGGAGGACTTGGCCTCAACTACTGTGTATTCCCATGCCCGAACCCCAGAAGTCAAGCCCTCCAACTTCACGATGTCACCTTTGGAAAAATTCACCGCACTGGCAAGAGTGACACTCACATTGCTACCAGCCGTCAAAGCATCCGCGACTGTGCTATTATAATCATACAAATTACTAAGATCATAACCACAAGAACTTACTATCGCGCGCAGGCGTGAAGCTATCTCATCAATAAATTTATTGACCTGAACTAAAGTCGGCTTAGTAGTCGTAGCATACGTTTGCCGATGCTGATTAAGAGCCTGAATATCCGAGACGATACAAAAAGGATAGATCGGCATTGCTTACTCCAGATAATCGCCTTGGCGATACTTTCCTTCAATCGCGATCGTAACTGAATTAGGCGTCCCTGCTACAAAATCAATAAGCACAGCTCCGCCTTCTGCCGCCGTGATAATCCCATAAGTACTGGAAATGCTGGAATCTGTTACTCTTGCCCAGGTAGTTCCTACCAAATAGGACGTTGTACATACCGTCTCGTTTGCTTGTCCACCATTGGCAGCATATACAACTACTCGCAAACTATCGCCCGAATCAGGATCACCAAAAATCTTGACATCAGTAATCTCAAGTGGCTGTTCTGGAATATACATTCCTGCCGCAGTCGTATCGCCAAGTACCCACGTATCGGCTGTGACATCTGCGATCTTCCATGTCATCAGGAAACGATTGCCGGATGTATTGCCGCGAAAAATGGGATTGGTGAAGAATGGACCTTGTCCTTGACCCATAATAGCCAATGCAGTAATAACGATAAAGGCAGCTATAAAACCCGCTTTGAATGTTTTACTTCTCAACATTTTTCGACTCCTTGTTTTTAACGTATCCGGGTAATCTTCGCGCGAAAGCGGACTTTACTAGATCATTAACAATTGCTAAGGTTTCCTCGGTTTCTTTCAATTCAATGATTTCACCAACCTGATGTTGTGCAGAAAGACCGATTCGCAAAAAAGCTTTGCATTGACAGTTTTCGATGAATTCTATTTTCATCATTTTCCTTTCTAATAAACGGGGCCGCAAGGCCCCATGAATTAACTTATTACCGTGCTGAAAAGATAACCGCAAGCGGCTGCCGGTACGATCTCATCTATGATTTCGCCCGTTTCGACCCATTCGCCATTTACCTCTTCATCGCGCCAACGCTTAGTGCGGAAATCCTGTGCCATCGGGCTTAATGAACAAGTCACCTTTTTAACTTGCAATGGTGCCGGATTGATGTAAGCCATCAAGGCATATTTGCCCCATACGAAGCCATAACTGGCAGTCTGACCGACGTTATTAGCATTTACAATCGCCCGCCCAACCAGAACACGGTCAACCTTGAACAGTTTAGCCAATTCAGCCTCAGCCAAAAGAGCCGGAATATTCGTGGTTGCTCCGCCTTTCACCCGGTCGAGTACCAATGGATGGTTGCAAAGTTTCTCGTAAACCTGATAGCCAAGTGTGAGAACATTCGGGAATTTCATCGAATTGGAGATTACGCTTGTGCGCATAGTCTCTATATCCGCAAAAGGATCGGAAGATGAACTCTCGTAATTATCCCATCTATCAGCCACCGCTAATGCAGCGGTGTAACCGGAAAAGGTTGTTCCGCTGAAAAGCAAATCGGCGGCGCGCTTTTCTCGGTCCAGCATAATTAAGTCTTGCAGGAATTGCTGGGTATCCAATTGCAGATCAATGGGTTTATCGGCATTGGCTTTGGCTCGGTCAGTCACTACGTCCCGCAAAGCGTATTCTTCGCAGACATAGGTTCCTTCCGTATCCTTGCCCCAGGTGATCTTGTTGGCCGCCGTACCATCAGCACGTTTCGATGCTGGCAAAGTAAATCTGTCCTTCTTGGTGTAAATGATGTATTTGTCACTCTCTTTCATCACCGGAACGCGAGGACTCACGGCATCGGCAATAAAAAGGTTTTGGTCTTGTCGGTACTGAATCGCAAATTGACTCAAAACCGCATCGACATGAAGGTCGCTTGAATAAGGCATGTTGTTCTCCTTTACGATTCTGGTTAAGCATCCGACTCATAGGCATCAAAGCCTGCAAGCAAAACTGCGATTCGGTCGTTTTGTGCAGTTGCAGCTTCAAGGGCAATTGCACCTACCCATTCACTTGCTGCATCTGCGACTTCACCTAAAGATCCTGAAGTGCTGGTGATCATTTTACCTACAGCTATTGCTTCGTTAACTTTCAATTGACTGACACCTGCAACTCGCACTATAGCTTCTTTTCCTGAAGCATCTGGTTTATTTTGCAGAATGCCAACAGAACGTTCATTGGCGCCACAGGCAGCAATAACAGTTCCGCTTGAAAGTTTCACGAACATATACTGGTAGGCACTAAGATCAGCAGCAGTTTTGAAACTTAGGTCCAATACTGGTTGTTCGTACATGATTTATTAACTCCTATTTCTTTTGTGCTTTGTTGAATTCTTCAGCAAGTTGCGGATTATTATACAAAACCTTATCGACTGCTTGTCGATATTTTAGACTTTTGTTCGCATCTATTAACTTGCTGGCCTCTGCGTTTACACGCTGTGAAGGATTGCCTTCGACATTTTCCGGTTTATACATGCTTCCGAGAGTATCAAAAAGGGAATGTTTCGGCGTGGCTTCGATCAGTTTCTTCGCTTGCTCGTAATCTTTCTCAGCAAGTTTTTTGTATTCTTCTGTCTGCGCGGGCACAATCTTACCATCCCGCAAAGCCGAATCCATGAGCTGTGCGATTTTTATGTCATTCAGTTCTTTAGACGCCTGTTCGCCTTTTTTCACCCTGTCATCGAGGGCATTGATTTTATCAGTTAACGTTTTGTTGCCGGTTTCCGAATCTTGTACTTTCTTTTCAAGCTCGGCATTTTTCTCCGTCAATGATTTGACAGCCCCAATTACGTCCGCACCTTTATCCAAGGCGAGGATCATCTTGATGGATTCTAATTCTTGCATCTCAAGCTCCTTCGAGTTTGTTTCATTATCCGCCGCCTTGGCGGTATTATCTATAAATTGTATGCTGTATGGTCCATTATCGGTAAATGCAATAGCCATTTGTCCTTTCTTTAAGAACGGCCGATTGCAAAGTGAACCGCCGAGAAGAGTAAAACCATGATTAATGCCATTTTCATCTTTCCAGTCTTGTTTAAATTCTGGAGAAAACCATTGAAATTCCTTGTTCTTGATGTATTCTTTTGCCTTTTCCGTCCATTCCACCAATGCCTCAATAGCATTTCCTGCAAATCTGAATTTCTTTCCATGTCCTGATGCTTTAGCATTTTCCGGATTGGGATCATATTCAGCATGATTATAACCAAATGGAAGAACATGATTTCCTTCAGCATCCTTTACCATCCCCACGCCTTGTTGAAGATTCTCATAAGCTTTCTTGAGATCGTTTTCCGTTACATTGAATGCTCCATAAGCTCCATGATCGAAATCACCGGAATAGATTATCTTTTGCCATTTTTCATTGTCTTCAAGTTGAAAATTGAACGGCAAAAAGAAAATCGTATCAATCATTTCTTTAATGGCTCCTTCAAACGTCATTGGATGATGGTTATGGTCTTTCAACCATGTCTTGGCTTCCATCTCGGTGAACTTGCTTTTGTCGAAACGTATTGCTTGCAGTTCCGCTTTGCCGTCCTGAGTCACTCCCCAGAGCGCGTGAATGCCGGGACCGAATTTGTCATTCTCTCGCCTAACTCGGACATATTTATCCGGATTTTGCATTCTTGCCGCATGTTCATTAGGATAAGGCATCCTATTCTCCTTTGCCTATGAAAATGTTTATTCCTCGACAATTATCTCCGCCTTCGCATTTCAGGTATGGCCCACCAAGCATATCGACAGCTTCAGGATCATTCATCATATATTCCATACCATCTATCTTTTCACAGTTCTTGCATGTATTCTGATCCATCAATTCTGACCGTATGACTTTGTCGATTTCGTCTTTCTTTTGTTCCGCTTCAGTCGTTCGACCAATACCATAAAGTGTATTCACGGTTTCTTTGATAAGTATTTTTGTATCAGCTGCCACGAGCTGAGTGAGTTTTTGAAAAAGCGTTGAACTGTCAATTATCCCGCGCTCACGCTGACGCTGCATTTCTTTGCTGAATTCAAGTTTGAGCAATGATGCTAATTCTTCTACAATCCATCGCGCGCGCGGTTTAACGACTTTAACAGCTTCACCCAGTTCTGCCGTCACCGGGTCTGTAGATGATTGAGCCTTGATCCCTTTCAGTTCGCGTCGTACGTCTTGGCGACCCCACTCGAAAATCGTCTTTAATTCCTTGGCAAGCTCATTTTCCATCTTGCCGGTCATGGGCACCGTGATGATAGAAAGCTGTTCAGAAAATTGGTCAAACGGAAGTTTGCGGGAAAGTAAGCCAATGCCCTTTCTGACGAGTTCCTTTGCCATTTCGTTCTTATATCGCAAAGCAAAATTCACAATTTCGGAATCTTGCTTTTTTAGTTTCTTATCAATATCATCAAGCTTGATAGATTTTTCTACATCGGTCATTTCGCGTCGGAAACCAGATTGTCCTTCATCTTGCAAATGTTTTGCGCCGCATTTGCAGTCCGTCATTTCTATATCTTCTGGTTCAACTGGTTCAATTGGTTCTGTTTTGATGTTCGGCTTTTTCTCTTCTTGTTGTTCTTCTTCTGTCTTTTCCGGCAAATCCATCAATTCTCGAATCGTCTTTTCGATATTTTCATCGGTCGTCAATACACCAATCGGAATAAGTTTACTGATAGCATCAAGAACCAGAGCGATGTTCGGCTTTTGCAGTTTTGTCACAGAGATTTTCGGATATGCTTTTTGCTCTCCGAAATTCACGTCTACTAATTCCCGGATCAAATCTTTTTCCAATGTTGCGGCTATATCATTTGCTACAAATTGTAAAGACCCGTAAAATAAATCAGAGTGCACTTCTCCAACAGAACGCGAACCGGTTTCCGTATTGCCAAGATTCATAAACTGACCAAGTACATTGAATAGAATATACCGATCCTCTCTATCTATGCTTGCTTGAATATCCGGCATAGCTGCCGATGAAAGTGTTAAGAAATCGATCTTATCGCCAGGCATCTGAATTAGATAACCCTTTTCATGTGAGCGATAATTTTCAAGTATTTCTTTAGCCCGATCATAATCGCCTTCCTGGAATCCCTCTCGCAATTCATATTTTGGAGTCGGCACAGAAAACCTCTCATGCCGTATAGCATCCAATCGCAGAAGGACGTCCTTGCGCCACCATGCTCCATAGGCGCTGCGCAGAATGCTTTCACCACGCCAATCATCACCCTCTCGATCATTGCAGAAGTATACAAGACGTTCACGCGGAATCATGAAGGTTTGCCATCGATCATTATATCCAAGTGCAAGCTGCTCTATTTGCTCAAGATTACCGTTTTCCTTGTTTCTGTGCCATTTTTGGATTGTTTCCGGCAATCGAGGTTCAAGTTCTTCAAGAATCAAATTCCCATCTTCAATCCGATAACGCTTAGCAAACGGATAAAAGCCAAATGGAAGATATAGCAAGACAGAACGGAGGAAATCGTTCCAATTAAAAAGTTGCGATTCAAAAAGATTAGATTGCACATAATCGGATATTTCAATATCCTTACTTTTCTCGCTTGCAGGAAGAATATTCCATTTGGCGGATCGAATCGGAAGGCTGACCATGAGCAAAGACGCTTTGATCATCGGATCGGTCAAACGCATTTTGTCAAAAGTCTTGGTTCGATCTGTGGATTGTAATGCCGGAGGCGTGAAATCTTTCTCAATTGGCCATCCACCATAGATCTGCGTTCCGGTCGCGCCAGGAGGATTGATTAATTGCGATTTCTTGCTGGTAATATCTGCTTGGAGAGATATGCGCATGGGTCTCCTTATCTATTAAGATAAGTTAACCTTATACAGGGAAATTGTCAATATACTATACGTTAATCACGTACTGATAATAGATGTCCCGAAGGGTACGAGGTGAGAATCCGGTCTCACGGGATACCATGACACAGGCATCCCGCACCGGACTTTTGGAGATTTCTGTAAGAAGTTTCACCTTGAGATCAATTTTTCTCCTAATAAGATCATGGCGTTGTAAAGTAGTTTCTCTCATATTAGAAACCATTTTTCATAAATCGATTGCTCTTATTGTTCCTGTTTTCTGACAATAGCAATAATTTTAGCATCATTTATGGCTTGCCGGGTTAATCAGATTTCATTGATCACACTTTCCATTCTCATGCGAATAAATTTCAACTCGGCATGAATCATTTTCTGATAGCTGGCCATTTCATTTTAATGCAGTCAGCGCTTGATTAATCACATATTGCGCCCATAATAAGCCAACAAGAATTCCCAATCCTGAACCGCTCAGAAATAACCATACTGATTTCTTGCTTCCCCCAAAATACAATCCAATCCCCACAATAAAAATCAAAATGCTTATCAAATCCATCAGAAAGCCTCCTTCATAATGCTTGCCGTGATTGGCCTGTTCTTTATATTTTGCTCCAATCTCTGCTCAAGTTGTTGATAATTTTCTCTTCCGCTTATAGCATCTATTTTAGCTACGATACGATGAAAAGCTTCAAGAGCATGGTCCTCAATTTTGTCGATATTCTTCCATGTAGTACCTTCGATTTGCTTGACAAGATTCCGGCATCGGTCGAATATCACGATTCGATTTTGTTTGAATCGCCGATTGACAATTTCAACGCGCGGCTCGAAACCAGCCGGATAAGGAATGAGATTGATGCCGTATTTCTGCGAATATTCCTGCGCTGGCGTTCTTCCATCGCGTTCAGTTGCAAATGCAGCCGGACATCCTACCGTCAACAAAGGCATTCCATATTCTGAGCGGAGTATCTTCACATTCGGCGCATGATAGGCTATTCCATGACTGGCAACATAATATTCATCCAGAAAATAGATCACGTCATTTTGTCGATCATAGCGCACAAAGAGCCAGCATGTTGGATTCGAAACACCATAATCCATGCCTTCATAGTGTTCCCAATAATATGGAATTTCGAAGTATTCAGATGCCCTAATAAGATGTCTTTTTTCGTCATAGTCCCGATGTACCATCCCTCCACTACCGGTGAATATCCCATAAACATATTTATCAACCCAGTCACTCGAATGTGTTTTGATTAAGTCATCATAATACCCTTTTGGAAGGTTAGCCTCATTTAGAAATGGCGGCGGAAGGAATCCAATGTGATCTTCATTTTCTCCCCGATAAACACCTTTCTCCAATATTTTGTCCCGCCATGTCCCTATTATAGTTTCGACTGGATGACAGAAAAACTTGTAGTAATCCCATGTTTTGCCTTCAGGGTTGCCAGTGGCTATCCGCAATCCTTCAGCGCAATTCTGTGCAACTCGTCCCTCTGCCATGTCCCAAATATCCGGATGAATCTCCTCCGCTTGATCAAACCAGAAACCTCCCAATTCGATGTTCTTGAGCTTTTTGGTATCATCCGGTCGATCAAGCGCCATAAATAAAATCACACTTCCATTTTGCATGTAAAGGATATTATTACTTTTATTGAACGTTTCTTCTGTTATGCCCCAATCGTAAAGGCGCTTAAATTGAGGAATTGTCGATTTAGTGAGATCACTGTAAATATTTCGGATTATGGCGAACCATGTTCCCGGATATTCGGCAA